GGATTCTTACCTATCCGTATTCCCTGGACCGCTCATCCAGAAAGAAACCAAGACTGGAGAGATGAGCAGGATTCAATCTTAGGACCAAGACTAGCAGCGCAGGAATGCGACTGCGATTTCTTAACTTCCGGAAATACCGTTATCGAACCCGAACTTATCCAGTACTACGAGGAAACCTATATGCAGGACCCTATGGAAAAAAGGGGAGTTGATAGCAACTTATGGGTATGGGAGATCCCTGACTATAGCAGATCCTATATGGTTGTTGCTGACGTAGCTAGGGGTGACGGAGCTGACTACTCAGCATGTCATGTACTTGACGTCGAGACAGTAACTCAAGTAGCTGAATATAAAGGTAAGCTCTCGCCTAAAGAATTCGGAAACGTATTAGTAGGTTTATCTTCAGAATACAATGATGCTTTACTAGTAGTAGAAAACGCCTCGATGGGGTGGTCTACTATTGAGCAGATTCTTGAAAGAGAGTACCGCAACCTGTACTACTCCCCTAAGTCTGAGAATATGACTGTAGAGTCTTATATGAGCAAGTTCGAAAATAACCAATTAGTACCGGGCTTTATTATGTCTATGAAGACTCGCCCTTTAGTAGTAGCTAAGATGACCGAGTATATCAGGGAAAGATTAGTAATAATAAAATCTAAAAGATTACTTGAAGAACTAAGGGTCTTTATATGGAAAAACGGTAGAGCTGAAGCTCAATCGGGATACAACGACGACCTAATAATGAGCTTTTGTATAGCACTCTATATTAGAGATACGGCACTCAGACTAAGGCAGCAGGGTATGGACTTGGTAAGAGCTCAACTATCATCCCTAAGCTCGATTAATAATAGACAGCCTACAGTTTACTCTAGTGCAAACCTGCAATCTAAAAATCCATACCTAATTGAAGGTCCTAACGGAACGGAAGATATTTCTTGGGTACTTTAATGACTATTTATATAAAATCATACCTTAATGGCAAATACTGATTTATTCTCAAGACTCCAACGCCTTTTTTCTACTGACGTAGTTATTAGGAACGTTGGCGGCAATAACCTAAAGGTAATTGACAGCAACCAGATTCAGTCTTCGGGAAAATATAAGACTAACTCTCTAGTAGATAGGTTTTCAAGATTATATGTTTATAATAACAAATTCATCTTTAACCCCAATCTCAACTACCAGACACTCCGTCAACAACTCTACTCCGATTACGAAGCCATGGACACTGATGCTATTATTGCATCTTCTCTAGATATCTTATGTGATGAAGCTACTCTAAAGAATGAGTATCACGAAATTCTAACTATCAAATCACCCGACGAGAATATAAAGAGCGTTTTAAATAACCTTTTTTATGACGTTTTAAATATAGAATTTAATCTATGGATGTGGGTTAGGCAGATGTGTAAGTACGGAGATCATTTTCTAAAGCTTGAGATTGCTGAGGGATTCGGTGTTTACAACGTGATTCCATATACTGTATACAATATGGCAAGAGAAGAGGGGTATGATAACGCTAACCCTTCATCAGTTAGGTTTATACTAGATCCAGACGGCCTATTAGCATCCTTAGATCCTAATTACATGCCTAGAACTGATCGCTCTAAGCTTTATTTTCAAAACTACGAGATTGCACACTTTAGGCTACTCTCCGACTCCACCTTCCTTCCTTACGGACGCTCCTATTTAGAGCCTGCAAGGAAGATCTTTAAGCAGCTAAACCTTATGGAAGACGCAATGCTTATCCACCGTATTGTAAGATCTCCTGAAAAGAGGATTTTTTATGTTAACGTAGGTACTATTCCCCCTAACGAAGTCGAGCAGTTTATGCAGAAAACGGTGACTAATATGAAAAAGACACCGTACGTTGACCCACAAACAGGCCAGTACAACCTGAAGTTCAACCTTCAGAACATGATGGAAGACTTCTTCATACCAGTAAGAGGAAACGATACAGCTACAAAAATCGATACCACCCCCGGACTAACTTACGACGGTATTCAAGATATAAATTACTTAAGAGATAAGCTTTTTGCTGCTTTAAAGGTACCTAAAGCGTTCTTTGGGTATGAAAAAGATTTGACCGGCAAGGCTACTCTAGCTGCTGAAGATATAAGATTTGCTAGGACTATAGAAAGAGTGCAGCGTATTATGGAATCAGAGCTTACTAAAATAGCTTTAGTGCACCTATACGCACAGGGGTATGAAGGTGAAGATCTAGTAAATTTCGATCTTAAACTTTCAACTTCCTCAATAATCTATGAGCAGGAGAAAGTCATGCTTATGAAAGAGAGGGTAGAGCTAGCATCAGCAATGATGGAAACTAAGCTTGTACCCTCTAATTGGATTTACGAAAATATCTTTAACTTCTCAGAAGATCAGTATAACGGCTTTAGAGATCAGATACAGGAGGATGCTAAACGAACCTTTAGACTAGTTCAAATTGAAAACGAAGGTAACGATCCAGCTACAACAGGAAAGTCCTTTGGTACTCCTCATGATCTAGCTTCTCTATATAATGCTCGGAATACAGGAGAGGATGTTCCTCAGGGGTACGATAAGGATAAGAGAGAGCCCGGACGCCCTCAAGAAAAGGCTACTATTTATAACACTCAAGAGGATCCCTTGGGTAGAGATAGACTAGGAGTAGACGATATGAAAGGTAAATATCCAGGGGAAGAAGATAGGTTAACTGAGAATAATAGAACCAAAGCTATATACTATAGGTATAAAGATTTGTTTGATTCAAAGAAAGTAGTCCTGTTCGAAGATGAAAATAAATCTGGTAATCTTTTAGATGAGAAGAACATTAAAGATTTAGAAGATTAACCAATATTTATTAGTATAACCTTCTGTAATGAAAATAAAGCATTCAAAGTTCAAAAACACAGGACTAATTTTTGAATTGCTAACTAAACAGTTAGCTGCAGACATTCTGTCTAATAAAAATTCAGCTACTATTTCTATTATAAAGAAACATTATAGCAATTTTTCTCCTGTAGCTAAAGAGTATAAACTTTACGAATATATTACATCTAATAAATCTATTTCAAGTAATAGAGCTAATTCCATTATTTCTACCATATTAGAAATATCAAGGAAGTTTAACAGAGAGGCATTAAGCAAGCAAAAGTACCAACTTATTGCCGATATTAAAGAGCATTATAATCTTGACGAGTTCTTTTCAATTAAGGTTCAAAACTACAAACCCCTAGCTGCATTATACTGCTTGACTGAAGCTCATAATTCAGAAGATGTTATTAACCCCGATCTACTCATTGAGAATAAAACTACTCTTCTAGAGCATTTAACCTCACAATCGGTTAATAAGGAAGATACAAGAGAAGATTTAATCGAGGAATACAGTAAATACGAAAAAGATTTAAGGTTATTAGCCTATAAAATTCTTCTAGAAAAGTTTAATAACGAATACGAAAACCTACTGCCTGAACAAAAGAACGTACTAAAAGAGTTTATCTCCTCAGTATCTTCAACTAATAAGCTTAGAAATTTTGTAAACGAAGAATATAGTAAGATAAGAGATCAGCTTAGCACTATTAATTTAGAGGTAACCGACGAGGTTGTTAAGATAAAACTTAACGAACTTATCAACGGGATTATTCCAATGAGTGCAAGTGAAAAAGTAACTGACAACCATCTGGTAAGTCTTATGCAGTATTATGAACTTTTAAACGAAGTAAGGAATGCCAACGGATAGGACTCAAATCATAAGAGAGCTTATTAAGAAGAAGCTCAAAGAGATGAGCGTAACTGCAGCTATTGGTACTGGTGCAGGTCCTGTTAAAGTTCCTTTTGCTTTTTCTAGAAAAGGACAAGGTGATAACCAAGCTACTAAGTACTCTAAGAAAATGGGACTAAAGCCCGTAACTAGAAAAAAACATACTAAGACTTACGATGTACTAGAAGAAGGTCAAGCCGTTCTACCGGTTGTAGAGCTTGAAAAAAAGATTACTGGAATAATGAAGAATTATTTCGGGAAAAATCTAGGATCTTCTGAAGATAGAGAGAAGGTGAGAGAGCTTATAAGAAAGGCAATGATAGCAGCCTATACTCAAGTAGATTTTGTAGTTAAGGAGATTGAATCACAAGAAGAAGAAGACTATCTAAATACTTACGGTGATTTTGACTACGGTCAAGATATACGCAATAGAGACGACGAAGAGCTTGGTATTTACGAAAGTAAGACTATAAACGAAATATCTTATCGAGCCTTTAAAAAAACTACCGAAGCTTCACCCTCGCAAAAGATCAATAACTCAATGCGGGAGATTAAGTTTCTGATGAGAGAAATCGAATCAACTATACACAACGCTCTCAAGCTTAAAGAAGAGATGGGAGTTAAGTCTGGTAATTACTGGAAGAGGACAGGTCAATATTTATCATTAGTATCTGAAAAACTTAACAGAATTTCAAACAATCTAAAAGAGCTCTCACAATGACATTACAAGAGAAATATAATGCACTCACTGAAGGTGCATTTCCCAAGCATCAATTCCTAAGAGATGCAAGACTAGCTTTCCCACAAATCATCTCACAGTTTAATAGCTGCGATGATGCTGCTAAGATACTTAAGAATAGAGGAGTAATTGCTGAGGTAGAAAAAAAGGTAGAACCAGTAAAGCACGATCCTGCCGATAGCATCTCTCCTAGCACTCTCAATCAGGGTATTAAAGCTGAATTAGAGATGAAGGGGTTAGATACTCAAAATAAACCATCTGAAGAGGAGTATACGGCTGCTAAAAAGAAAGCTGTAAAAAACATTACCAAGGATAGTCTGCATTATAAAAATGCAAAAACTATGGCATCTTCTAAGTCCGATCAAATGGAAAAGGTAAAGCTTAATGAAAGTGCTATAAAAATTATAAAGCATTATCTTAACGAAAATAAACTTGCCGAGGAGATGGTAGTTGGAAAGCAACTCCAAGATATTCTAGACTCTGATTCAAATAAGGTAGCTCATGGAGCTGCTATTGCTCTCGATGCTCTTAAGAAATTCTACGCTGCTTCTGAAAACTTGACTAGAAAGCTAGAAAAAGCTTACAAAACCGCTGGATCGTTCATGGCTCCGGCTTTAGGAGCTGCAGTAGTTAAGCAGATCTCTGATATAACCAGTAAGCCTATGAGAGCAGAAATGCCTAAAGCTAAGATGGTTAACATTGCTAAAATAGAAGATTTCGAAACTCTTTCAAAGGAGACTGGAATATCAGTAGCTGCGCTCAGGGATATGCAGAAAGAACTTAAGAGAGGTACGATAGCATTGCCTTCAATGAGTGAAAAGAGAAACACATCATTAGCCTCTCTTATGGAAACACACTCTAACACTACAGATTTCCAATCACAACCTACTGAAAGACCGGATGGAACGTACGATATTAGTAACATAATGAAGGAGGGAGAAGATATGTACGTCAATGGAAAGCAAGTTGATCCAATGACTATAGAGACCGAAACCGATGACTTTGATACGGGAATGGGCCCTGTTGAGTATGCAGTTAGTGCAAGATATATGGATGGATCTATTTTAGGTGATACCGAAATTGGAATGCTCAATAACGAATATTTCGAAGATAAATACGTAAATCATGAAGACTACTACGATGCAGATCGTTACGTTGACGATAACAGAGAATAGATCATGGGATTATTAGTAGAATACGCACCCTTCCGTCCTACAATCACCGAGTCTAGAAGTAGACCTGGTGTCTTTGAGGTTACTGGTGTAATGCAGAGAGCTAACTCAAAAAACCAAAACGGTAGAATATACTCTAAAGATGTGCTATACCGAGAGGTGCAGAACTACATTAATCAGTATGTTAAGATAGGCAATGCGTATGGAGAACTAGATCACCCAGACTCTCCTGTAGTCTCACTAAAAAACGCCTCTCACGTTATTAAAGAGCTTTGGTGGGATGGAGATAACCTTATGGGTAAGGTAGAGCTCCTAAACACACCATCAGGTAATATTGTAAAAGAGATTATCATAGGAGGTCATACTATAGGAATATCTTCAAGAGGAACCGGAAGCGTAAGGCAGGTAGGAGAGAACACTTTAATGGTTCAGGATGACTTTGAGTTAGTCTGTTGGGATTTTGTAAGTAATCCCTCTACTCACGGTGCATTTATGAACCCTATGTCCTTAAACGAAGCTACCGAAAGAGCACTTGATAAGTACGCAAAGGTACATCAACTTGTATCAGACATATTGAATACGCCTTTAAAAGGGTAACTTTTTTATAGATAACTCTTAGGTTTCGATAACCTAAGTATATTTATTTAAAAATATATCGTCCTTACGATATCATTCATATACATTTTTCATTGTACTTTCAATTAGAATAAGTACACAAAATCAATCAAAATTATGTCAAACAGTATGCTTTTTAAGCAAGCAATTGCTGAAGCTAAGGCCGTCCGAGAGGCTGCCATCGCCAATGCAAAAGCTGCACTAGAAGAAACTCTCACTCCCCATCTAAAGGAGTTGCTTGCCGCTAAATTACAAGAAATGGACGGCGCTGAAGAAGAAGAAGAGGAGAGTAAGTACGAAGGTATGGATAAAATGCCTGAGTACCAAGTAGCCGAAGCCGATGAAAAGGAAGAAGGCGAAGAAGAAAAAGAAGAAGAAGAGGAAGAAATGATCGACCTTGAGAACATGGAAGTAGAGGACCTAACAGACCTTATCCGTAAAATAATTGCTCAGGAAATGGGTGAGGATGACGGAGAAATGGAAGACGAAGCGGAAGCTGAGATGGGAGATGCTGCTGAAATGGAGGATGAGGAAGAGGCAATCAACCTTGATGAACTTATAGCTGAACTATCCAACATGGGTAACGAAGGTAAGCATGATAAAATGCCCAATGAAATCTACCTCAATCCAAATGAGTATGAGAACGCTGAAGAATTGATCAAGAAAGCTATTGCAATGGGTGGAAGTGCTGCTAAGAAAATTGTTGACGGAATTAGAAAAGCAATCGAATCCCCTCCTATCCCTGCTGGAACTACCGGAAAAAATGAAGCAATTAATGAGTTTGAAGGAATTGACTTTGAAACCGCAGCTTCTTTACCACTAGCTACTAAGTATCTTTTGATGGCTATCCCAACTTTTGTTAGCTTGCTTGGTCTAGGCTACGGAGCTGTTAAGGATGCGCTTGAAAAGGGAGGCAGTGCAGCTGAAGAACTTCTAAAACAAGCTAAAGAAGCAGCAGAAGAAAAAGCTGGTGAAGAAGAAACTAAATACATGAACGAAGCTAAGAAGACTATTATGATTCTTAGAAGAGATCTACAAGAAGTAAATCTTTTGAACTCTAAACTTCTTTATGTTAATAAAATCTTCAAAGCCAAGAATCTTTCTGAAGGTCAAAAAGTTAACGTCATTGCTGCTTTTGATAAAGCTGAAACAGTGAAAGAAACAAAATTAGTTTACGATACAATTTCCGAGCAATTTACCAAAGCTGCTAAGAAATCAGTAAACGAAGTAAAAGGATTTGCGTCCAAGTCGCTAGGTGCTCCTGCTCCTAGTAGAGAGATAATCTCAGAGGACGCTACAGTCAAGAGGTTGCAAAAATTAGCAGGAATAATTAAATAAAACTCTTAAAAGAAACCATGAATATTAATTCACTTTTGGAGGGTGCTAATCCTTACAAGTCACTGCATGATGATGCAGCAAGACTTACCGGGAAATGGGCAGCCTCAGGACTTCTAGAAGGCATTTCTAACGAAGTAGAAAAAAACAATATGGCCATGATCCTCGAAAATCAGGCCAAGCAGATCGTAGCTGAGCAATCATCTACTGGTACTGCAGCTCTAGGCTCTGGTCAGTTCTCTGCCGAGCAGTGGGCTGGAGTTGCTTTACCTCTTGTAAGAAAGGTATTTGCTGAACTATCAACTAAGGAATTCGTAAGCGTTCAGCCTATGAATCTTCCTTCAGGACTTGTGTTCTATCTTGATTTCAAGTACGGAACCACTAAGACTCCTTTTAACTCAGGAGAATCTATGTACGGTGTTACCGATCAGAA